GTTTATAAAGCTAATACTTTATCGACTATGGCTGCAGCTTTAACAAGCGATCCTGATTATACATTCTATACAGTTGCTTCATCTTACTTAAACGTTGCTAACCCAACATTTACTACAGCTAATAATCTTTATGCTTTCGGTACATATGCTGATAGCATTCCATTAAATAGCTCAAAGACAATTGGTTCAGTACCTGCTAAATTACAGTATGTATTAAATGCTGCTGCTAATACAGATATTGTTAATGTTGATTTAACAGTTGATGCAGGTCTTTCAACGATTTGGGCTTCTGTTAACACAACAGGTCAGACTGAATTTGACGATACATTTGTTAATACAACATTACTTGCTCAAACTCAAGCACTTAGTGCTTCAAACGGTAACCCAGTAAGCAATACATTAATTAATAGCTGGAATGCAATTACAACACAATTTACGCAATTTGCAAGTCAAGTTCGTAAAGACCATGTATTTATTTCAGATCCATTACGTTACATATTNGTTACAGGTCAAAACTATAAGACCCTTAACAATATTAACTTAAACTTCTCACAAAACATTTACTGGCCGCTTAATAACTGTTATTCTCAGTTTAATACAAATTATTCAGCTGCTTATGCAAACTGGGTACAAATCCAGGATGTGTTTACAGGTCAAAATGTATGGCAGCCATTCTCTGGTTATGCTGCAGCAATGATTACATCAAGTGATGCAAATAATTATTTCTGGACAGCTCCAGCAGGTTTAAATAGAGGTATTATAACAGGTATTAGTGATATTGGTATTAATCCGTTACAAAAACAACGCGATCTACTTTACAATATCTCTCTAAACCCTCTAGTTTACTTCCCAGGTGAAGGTTATGTTGTAATGGGTCAAAAGACACTACAAACAACACCTACAGCTTTTGATCGTATCAATGTACGTCGTTTATTCTTATATCTAGAAAAGGCAGTTAATCAGACTGTTAAGTTCTTCGTATTTGAACCAAACACTACATTTACTCGTAGCCGTATTGTTAACACAATTACACCAATATTTGAAAAAGCTAAGACAACTCAAGGCTTATACGATTACTTAATTGTATGTAATGCAACTAACAATACCCCGACAGTTATTGATGATAACACATTAGTAGTAGACATTTACATCAAGCCAGTTCGTACAGCAGAGTTTATCTTAGTAAACTTCTATGCTACTAAGACAAGTCAAAACTTCAACGAATTGGTAGGTTAATACACTAAATAATTACATACTATGCCACAAACAATACAAGACTTCTACAGAGTAGCACAGAGCCGCGGATTTCAACGTGATTTCATGTTAAGGATTCGTTCGATCGGTGATGCTTCAAATCAGAACAGTGCATTCGACGAAGACGATTTCGTCTACATTATGACAGGTAAGTTACCTGATCGTAATGTAACTAACCAAGAACTACCTTATATGGGTTTAAAGTTCAATCTTCCAGGTACAATTACATACCCAGGTTCTGAAGGTTGGGACGTTAAGTTCCGTAACGATCTTAACGGCACTATCCGTACAAGACTTGAACAATGGCAAGATACAGTATTCAATTCAGACCCAACATCAGCTAATCAAAGCACAGGCGATTTAAAGTTGCCTGGTATTGATAGAGTGCTTCAGTTAGATCTTATTGATGAAAACCAAAACACTCTTAACACATACTATCTATATGGTGTATATGTTCAAGCTCTTGGTGCTCCTGAGTACGATCTAACAGGTTCTGGTAAACCAGTTGAGTTTACAGCTAAACTAGCTTATCAGTTCTGGAATCATTACGATTCAGGTATTTCTCCTGAAGTACCTTTATACAATCAAGGGTAATTCTTTAATTATAAAGCAAACCTCACTAGCAATAGTGAGGTTTTTTTATGTCCAAACATTAAGTATTATTGATGTCTCGATATGGTATAACGGATTTTTACAACACAGCTGCACAATATAGCTTTGCCCGTACTAATTTGTTCAGAATCACAGAAATTACAAATGGACTGTATACACCAAGCGAAAGTGAAGATTTGTTTCTTTACATGCGTACGTCAAGTATACCACAACGCAAAATTACAGTTAATGAAGTAAAATTCAGAAATTTCACTTACAATGTACCTTCTAAAGCTACATATCCGGATGCAGTTGGTAATTGGCAAGTAGAATTCTTTTGCGATAAAGACTATGTATTAAAAGATATCTTTGAAAAATGGTCTGTTAATACATTTGATGAACATTCTTCTACTGCTCAAAACACTCAATGGTGGGATACTAATATAGTGTTATCTTTATTAAACAATTCTTCTACAGATAACTCTTTAACAGAGCTTACCCCTATTAAACAATACACTTTAGTGGGAGCATTTCCTTCTACTATAGCTCAAGTACAATATGATATAAGTACAAAAGGAGAAATAGCTACATTACAAGTTAATTTGGGTTTTCAATATTTTATTTCTGAAACATTAAATTAATATGGGCGTTGTAAACAATCAAACATTATCAGATTTTTACACGGAAGTACAGAACCGTGGGCTTGCTCGAGACTTTCAGTTAAAAGTCACGCAATTTATAGTGAATGGTATTGATGCTCTTAATAGTGGTAACAATAACGATTTAGTATTAATTAAAACAGCAACATTACCGGGTAAAACAGTAAATGCAATTGAAACGACCTTTATGGGGTTAGATTTTCAAATACCAGGCAATGTAACGTTTGAAAACAATAAAGCTTGGAACGTTAAATTTTATTGCGCTCAAGACTATACATTGAGGGCGTTGTTTGAAACGTCAACATTAAACACTTTTGATCAAACAACATCATTGGGTAATATGGAACCCCGAGATCTTGCTCAAAACGTGATACAGCTTTCATTGCTAGATGATAACCTAAATGAAATTAGAGTGTATAAATTGCTTGGTGCTTTTATTACAAAAATAGAGGAAGAAGATTACGATATGACCGGTACAGGGGNTCCTGCAGAGGTTTCAGCTACTATAGCATATCAGTACTGGACAGTAGAGGAGGGAACTAACTAATGACTCAAATTATAGGTCCACAAGTTGTTGGTTCTGTTGATAATAAAAACGGAACTGGTTCTGATGTAGAAGCTTTTAAAAACTTCTTAAAGGATCCTAATACTCAAATACCTTTAGAGTCAAACTTTTTAGTTATATTTGAAAGCACTCCAGGGGTGTTTAATGCTAATGCTGCTCCAAGCTTTTCTGAGTTGGGGTATGAATACAAATGGTCAGTAGATTCAACTAAAGATACTTTATTAAGTTTAATTCAGGCTAATTCCAATACTTCTTTAGCGGGTAATGTTTGTTTATTTGCACAAAGCTTTAACACTCCTTCAGAATCAGTAGACGTACAACGACCATCAGAAGTAGCAGGAGATGGTCCTTCTGGTAGTTTACTTGCTGGGGTCTACGCGCAAGGTAGAAAACAATACGAGGAGCTCACTTTAACATTTTTAGAAACAAATAAGTCATTTATTGATTTTGTAATAAGACCGTGGATAACGCTTGTAGGGCATTACGGTTTAACAACTAGAGCTGCCAACTCTACTCAAAATGTTAAAATAAATATAACTTGTGTNTTGTTTGACAAAAATAATAACAATNCAATAAGAAAAATATATAACTTTACGGGCTGTGCTCCCGTCAGTATGGGTGGTTATGAATACTCTTACGACCAAGACGAGGGCGTAAAAAAATTAAAAGTAAATTTTGTATTTAATAGGTTTAGCATTGACGATGCAAACCCGTCTTCTTTACCTTCCTAAAGATTTTTTATAATGCCAGTGTAAGTGTTTAAGATGGCTTTTATATATGGAGTTAAGCTTACTGGATTTAAGGAAAAGAAATGGATAAATGAGCTACCTTCTAAGCTATATAGAGATCTTGTAAAATCCCTTTATAACGTAGACGATACTGCATTCCTATTACATCTAAATAACGTTATAGAACATATTTGTCCCGGGATATTACATGAAGGCCTTAATGTTATAGATAAAGTTATACTTCTACTTAATATGCGAGCTATTTGTATTAGTCCGAACCTTGCTTTAGAAGGAGAATGCCCAGTAACCAAAAAGAAATTTAAAAAGGAAATAATGTTAGAAGATATTATTTCTAAAGCAGAAAAGGTAACATACGAAAACACTATTAGCCATGAAAACATACAGGTTACACACACTGTTATAAAAGCCCGAGATGAAATAGCCTTTATAGATTTGGCTCCGGATTTAGCGTTTACATATCAGTTGGCATCTTGTATAGATAGTATTGTTATAAATCAAAAGACTCTATACTTTAAAGATTTTAGCTTAGAGGAACGTTTAAAAATTGTAGAAACAATGCCACTGGTTATCACCAAAAAGGTATACGAATCTATACTAGCAACTGAAGAAAGAATAGTGGAGACTAAGCTACTAACAGTCATGTCACCTTATGCTTTAAATGCCCCTGTTGTAGATTTACCTGTCTCAACAAGTCCGGCTGTATCTTTACAATTTTGTAAATTGTTATTCAACGATGATTTAAATAACTTATACAAAATTAATTTTTGTTTGGTTAATAAAGGTAACTTTTCTGCAGAATATGCAGATAGCATTACACCTGCAGAGCAAACTGTATACTGGACATATTACATGGAGCAAGCTTCTAAGGAAAAAGAAGCTTACGAGAAAGGAAACAAATCAGGAAACGAACCAACATTTGGTGGTCCAAAGCTTGCATCTAACAAGATAACCTCAAGTGAATTCACTTGAAAATTAAGTTCTCCACGTAAGTCTTTATATAATGAATAATAGTAATAATTTTAACGACATACTGTCAGTATTGGATACAATTAACAAAGAAGTTAATGTACCTGTATTCGTTCCGAGCTTAAATAGAGAGGTTAAATTTAAAAGCATTAATACCGGACAGCAAAAAACATTACTAAAAGCAGCTGTCGACAACCCAGTATTTCAAACACGCTTTACTATTGCTCTATATAATTTAATACTAGAAAATTGTACTGAAAAGAGTATTATGCCTGCTTTAACTACAATTGATAGTGCAGCAATTGCTATACAACTTCGAGTGTTTACAAATGGAGTAGATCATGTTTTACAGCAAAATAATCGCAGATTTAAAGTCAACTTACAGGATATTGTAGACAAGATTAAATCAGTATCTCAAACCAAAGATGACACTATTGTTAGCGATCCTTTCACCATTAACGTGGGTGCCCCTACATTTATGGAGCAGTTTAATCTTGAAAAGCAACTTAGAGAAAAAACTGTAAATGATCAACAAGTAATGTCTGCNCAGTTAACTGAGACTATTGGAGATGCATTTATTGGAGAGGTTTCCAAGTTTATTAAAGAAATTACTGTAACNAAAGACGGTGCCGATCAACAGTTTAATTATAAGAATTTGCCTTATACAAAACGTCATGCAGTATTAGAAAAAATACCAACAACCTCTATAAAAGGTGTGTTAAAGTACATGGCAGATTACGTTAATATACAGAAGGATTTTCTAACAATTACCGGTACAGATGTTGATACTGGAGAAGTAGTAAACGATTTAGTGTTATTAGTGGATACCACTCTGTTTATTATTAGCTAATAATACTTAAGGTACGTTCTGTACCTAAGTATTTGATATGGCTAAAGCAACAGGCACAAACAATCCAGATCAAGGATTTCCTACTGAGCCTACCCGTAAACCTACTGTTTCAAAAGCTAACCCGGATGGNCCTATTCCACAAAANTGGTTAGATGAGATTTTAAATTCTACTAAGAATCAACCTGCATTGTTTGGTAAGGTTGTACAAGCTATTACTAGTTCTTCTACTCAAGTAATATCTCAATTAAAAGCAAACGAAGAAGTACTAAACAATTTAAGTAATGCTATTGGAGCAAATTTCGAAGTAACCTTTGTAAATGCGCTTAAAAAATATACAAAAGAATTTCAAGAGAAGGAAGACGATAGAGTATACGATAAGCGTAAGAAAGAAAAAGACAATCAAAAAGTTAAGGATGATAAAAAGCTTGTTGAAGATTTAGGTAAAACAATTAGTGAATCTGCTACAGGTAAAGCTGCTAAAACAGAAATACCACCAGCTACAATTGGTTTACCAGTACATTTACAATCTATTAATGAAGCTGTAATAGTAGCTTTAAAAGGTATATTTGCTCCTCCTGCTCCAAAAGTGACTGCTCCAGAACCTGGTAANCCNGGTGGCGGNGCAGAAGTTAATGCTATTACTAGCAAATCACCAGGCTTTTTTGGTAAATTGGGAGAAGGACTAGCAAAACTAGGTACTCCAGAAGCTCTGAGAGGAGCTGCAACACTTGCTCTATTAGGTGTATCTGTATTGACTGCCGCAAAAGGTTTTCAAGCTTTTGCAACTGTTACTTGGGAGGGTATGGGTAAAGGGTTTTTAACTCTACTCGGTTTAATAGGNATNACAAAACTACTAGCTTTATCGTCTGTGGAAATGCTAATTGGAGCTGCAGCAATTACTGCACTAGGTGCAGCTCTATGGCTAGTAGCTAAAGGTTTAGGAGCATTTGCAGCTATTGACTGGTCTTCAATACTTAAAGGTGCGGTTGCCCTAATAGGCTTAAGTGCATTTGCTGTAGAATTAGGCGCGTTTGCAGAGTTTGCAGTTTTAGGGGCAGCTGCTATAGCTTTATTAGGTATAGCTATGATTCCATTTTCCTTAAGTATGATGCTACTTGCTAAAGCACTTGATATGTTTGCTAAAGTAGAATGGGAAAGTATACATAAAGGGGTATTAGCTTTAGCAGGTTTAGGGGCAGTTGCTACCATGTTATCTCCGTTTGCTGTAATGCTCGGTGTGCTTGGCTTAGCTATGCTACCGTTTAGTTTAGCTATAATGGGCTTAGCTAAAGGATTGCAAATGTTTGCAGAGGTACAATGGAGCTCTATTTTTAAAGGTATGCTAGCAATAGCTGCTTTAGGAGAAGCTGCTCTATTTTTAGCAGCAGGCCCACTTGAAGGTTTATTATTATTAGGTCTAGCTTTATTACCGTTTAGTTTAGCTGTAATGGCTCTAGCTAAAGGCTTACAAATGTTTTCTGACGTAGAGTGGGGTGGTATAATGAAAGGTATATTTGCCTTGACCTTATTTGGTACAGTAGGAGCAGTAATAGGTATACTATCACCGTTATTGCTTGTGTTCGGGCTTTCATTAATACCTTTTGGTATTGGTATGATGTCTTTGGCTAAAGGTCTACAAATGTTTTCTGACGTAGAGTGGGGTGGTATAATGAAAGGTATATTTGCCTTAATGCTATTCGGTACGGTGGGNGCGGTTATAGGTATACTATCACCACTACTAGTTATATTTGGTGTCGCTCTAATACCTTTTAGTATTGGAATGATGACTTTAGCTAAAAGCCTACAAATGTTTTCTGAAGTTAATATGGCAGGTATTGATCTTGGATTACAAGCATTACGCAAAATAGCCCTTACCGGTTCTTTATTAGGGGTGTTTGCACCTTTATTAGCTTTATTTGGTGTTGCTTTACTACCGTTTTCACTAGGTTTATATACCCTTGGTAATGCTATTAATTCTCTAGCTAGTGTAAATTACAAAGGTGTAGATGATGCAATGTTAGCTTTGATTAAACTAGCAGGGATAGGTTCTATACTTGGTATATTATCACCTCTATTAGCCCTATTTGGTGTTGCTTTACTACCATTTTCATTAGGTTTATATACTTTTGGAATGGCAGTAAACACACTTGCTTCAGTAGGCTTTGAAGGTGTTGATGCCAGTGTAGATGCTATAAATAGATTTGCTTCTATAGGTTTAGTAACAATTGCTAAATTAGGTTTGTTAGGTGTAGCGTTAACGCCATTTTCTTTAGGCTTGTATGCTCTTGGTAAAGCTGCTCAAGCTTTTGGTACAATNAATTTTGGTGCTATAGATAAAGGTATAATATCTTTATTAAGGTTTACTGTTGTAGCAAAACCACTTACTTTTATTGCTCCGTACTTAATAGCTGCAGCGGCTGGTATGACCATTTTTGGTATAGCAGCGCCGTTATTTGCTTCTGGATTAAATGCAGTTAATGATCCTTTAGAAAGATTTTCTCGTATCTTACAAGTATTAAATACAGTATCTGCTTTAAACCTTTTTGAACTAAGCGGTGCTGTAGTAGCGTTGGGTGCTTCTTTAATAGCTCTTAGTGCCCAAAACGCAGTAGCCGGGATCGGTAATTTAGTTAGTGGTTTGTTCTCTAAAGTTAGCGGTTCTAAATCTCCGTTAGATCAACTTATAGCTATTGGTGAACAAGCAAGCAACATACAACAAGTAGCCGGAAGTATAGGAGCACTAAAAGAAAGCTTAGCTGGGTTTGGAGACATAAAGTTTAGTTTTACTCCGCTTACTGCTTTTATAGATACTATTAATAAAGTAAGCTTACCTAGAGCAATAGCTCTAGCAACTACATTAAGCGTGGGAGCTGCTGTAACTGCAAGAGCAACTGAACCAGTACCGGTATCTATTGTATCAACAGAACTAGCTGCAGGNGCAACCAAAGAAGCTAACAATTTAAATAACTTAACTACAGGTGCTTCTATACCGTACACAGAAAGCCCTATAGACTTTAGAAAGTATAATGATAACTTAGAAAGGGTTGTAGATAGTTTAAACAATTTAGCTAAGGTTATGAAAGCAGAAAAATCTTCTACAAACCTAGCAGCTAATAATGCAACAACTACTGCTATTAGTAATAATTCAAATATTGTTTTAGGCGGGGGTAGTAATTCAGAAAGAGATATACCTTACATTGAGCGTAATAAATATAGGCAAAATATAATGTATACAAGGAGCTTATTATAATATGGCAACAAATCCAAATCCAAATACCGAGCCGGTAGTACCTTCTTATACTCCATTATTATGGGATTGGAAAGCTCCGCAAAACAATATTGGAGCATTTAAATTAGTGCCTAAAAGTAATGGTGGGTTAATAAACATTTTTGATCAGTTTGATTGGACGTTAACACCCCCTGCAGGTCGTTATAATATACCTAAAGTTATTCTTACAGAATACCGTCAAACNCAATCAAGTGAATTGCGTGGTTATTTGTATGATGCTAGAGGTAAAGTTAGTAATTTAGCTTTAGCTGGTGCAGTAGGAGCAGCTCCTTTAGCAGCTTTTACTAGAGAAGCAGGTTCTTTAACTAAAACAGTTACAAATCAAGCTGCAGCATATACTACTGATTCAGGTAGCTGGTGGTCTAAAACAGCTACAGGCATATCAAATATAGTTAATACTGGTATAGATAAAGGGGTGGGGTTAGTTACTGGTGGAGCAGCTGCAGTACAAAATAAAAGCACAGAAGCTATAACAGATTCTTCAGCTGCTACTAAAGAAGCTTTAGATCCTTATTATGGTTTGTATGCTACTGAGCTTACAGGCTTTACATATGCTTTTCCATATTATTCAGACACTAATATGATGGACATTAGCAATCAATGGGGAGATAGCTCTGCATTTAAAAATGCAGCTAGAAAAACCGGTGGTGGTATAGCAAGTATGATTGAAGCATTATCTCCAGACAAAGAAGGAAAAGGTGGTGGAGATGGTGGTGAAAAGGAAGAAGNGGGTGGAGGTATTAATTTTAAGAAAGTATTCGGTTTTGCTAAAGGGATAAAAGACACTGCAGTTGGAGCAACAGAATTGGGGTTAGCATCTACAGCAGGTGCTTTAGTAGCTGAAAAACCAAAAGCATTTACAGGCAGTAGCGCTTCAGATTCTGTAAGAATTANTTTTTACTTATATAACACTTTTGATAACGGCGGTGATGTAAGTAGCTTACAGAGAAATTGGGAGTTTTGTTATATGTTTACATATCAAAACTTACCTAACAGGTTGGGTATAAATTTATTAGATGCTCCTTGTTTATATTCTATAGATATATCTGGATACAAACATATACCTTTAGCTACACTAGAAGACATTAAAATTAAAAACGTGGGTAATGTACGCTTAGTAAACATTACTACTGGAGAAACAGTGGAAGACAGTGGCTCTCAAAATCAATATATTAAAATGATGCCAGAAGCTTATAAAGTAGAATTTACATTAAAAAGTGTATTAACAAACACCCGTAATCTATTTTTACATAACGCAGACCCAGGTAGAAGTATAAACATAACAGTTCAACTTCCAACGAAATAATAGTACATGGCAACTACAACTACAACAGTTTTATCTTCTACCCCGCAAAAGCAAAACGATATTTCGGCTTTAGCGCAATTAGATAGCTTTAGGTATGAAAACCTTTTTAATGTGTATCAAGATGTAAATAGTAGATATTTTTATAACATATTATCTAAAGTAAACTTTCCTGCAGATATTTCTGAAGCATATTATGATGTATATGTAATACCAGAAAATAACATGCCATATACATACCTTTCCTACAAACTATATGGTACAATAATGCTTTGGTGGCTGGTGTGCGCGGTGAATAATATACAAAACCCTGTATATTATTTAACAGCTGGTACTACTATAAAATACTTAAAACCGGAATATGTTCGGTTAATTATAAGTCAAACAAGTAATTCTTAATGGCAAATACATCTCCAAGTAGAATTCGTCTAAATGACCAGACGTATGAGTTTGGTTTGACTCTATTTAATTCTCAAGGGGTATCGTTTCCTATTAACACAGGTATATTGGTAAATCTTACTATAGAAGAAGACTCTAGAGAGTGGTACAAAAGAGGTACNCTTACAATAAACAATAAAGAAAACATTATTGAGCGTAGACCTAACGAGTTTACTAATCCTGATGCTTTNTACAAATTTCGTAACGATGGTAGAGATTTATTATTAATTAATATTAAACCTATTATAGATGATAGTAGTCAACAAGTAGGATTTGATCCGTTTCCTGACCCAGGTTGGCATTTNAGTTATTTGTGTTCTATATATGACGTAGAAGATATACCTGGTGAAAATTTAACAGATAAAAATATAAAACTTTATTTTTGGGAATATGATTATCAGCTCTTCTTAGAGTCAACCACTGCTAACTGGAACACTAATAATGTATTATATAATTATTTTCCAGAACTAAATGGTCTTTCTAGTACCCTAGACGATGCTACAAGACAGGTACCTACTGGCTATGCAATTAGAAGTTTAATAGAAAACACTTTAAATGTAAGAAGTAAAGTACAAACTTTTAGTCAGACATGGGACCCAGGGGCTACTACAATATTTTACACCCCGCCTACTAACAATAGCTCTTTAGATGATTTAGAGTATTTGTTTAACAGACATGTAGCGGGGCAAACATTTGGTTCTATAAAAGGAGATGTACCACTACTATACAGAACACGTTTTGATAAGCAATGGGTGCTGACTTCTCTGTCTTCAGAGCTGTCTCTAGCTGTAGACAAAAACGGCGCCGGTCCTTTACAACTAGAACAGTTTTTCATTACTTCTACAACCCCTACCGGAGTTATAATACCATCTCTTTTTAAGACTCCTCAATCCTCTTCTGGTTCAAGAAACNTAAATCTAGGTGGTACAAGTAATGTGCACAATTATCAGTTTGTTGATATGGCAGCTTTAGACAATACGTTTGGTTTAGTTAATGTACCATGTGCAAGCAACACAATAAAAGACAAGTTGTTTAATATTGAAATGGCAGATAATGCCGTTGATAGTGTTAAGAATTACTTTCAAACAAATTACGTTAATAACTTTAACAACAATAAAAACCCAACGGCTTTATTTTCATTAAATACAAGTAAAACTCAAAGCTTGGCTTATAAGCATATGTATTCCTATGCTCAATCAAAAGTTGGTAGGTACGCAGATGCAAGAAACATTATTTTAAAAACAGGCTTTTTTTTAAATCAGTGTATCAGTTTTAACGTGTCTGGTAGTACTTTACGTAGAGCAAATACCTTTATAGGTATTGATCGTAAGACTGGTTCTGTAGATGCTGATTTCGATGAAAAGCTACTCGGTCAATGGTACGTGATTAAAGCAACGCACGTATTCACGCAAGATAGTTATAGAAACTTAGTAACAGCTGTTAAACCACATGCAGATAAAGATATCCGCATTAATGATAATGTAATATAACAGTGTAAATAATAACAATGGCCAATACAGTAGTAAGAACATTTGACTTGTATAATACCACCTTTTATTGGAATGGTTATACTGTGCCTGGCTTTTCAACACAAATTACAGTAGCTTCAGCATTTTATGTTGCACAGTATTCATCTAACCCGGTAGGCTCTCAAATCGACTTCTTTACTTCTTTAACAACCGGTACAGATATAAATCCTGCGTTTAAACTTTACGGAATAACTTTCAGCGATTTACCATATCTTTGGAATCGTTACTGGTATGATCAAGCAGTATATTATTCCAATCCAGCTGTACTAAGTGCTGTGCAGGTTAGTTTGCCTAGTTATTATGGTTCAATAACAGAATCCATTGGTAGTTTGTATTATATAAATCANAACATAGCACCATTTAATAGTATTACAAACCCTCTGTTATTACCAGAAGTATCCACTGCAATACAGAATTTCTACCAGGTAGCGCTTAATTTATTTGAAACAAACATTGCAGCTATTGGGCCGAACGGAACAGATACGTTTACTAACAATAGTAACCTTATACCAGCCACAACAGATTTGCAACGTAGGTACAACTCTACAGCTACTCTTACTCAAGTAGTAAACTCTATGTACCCGGTATTATCAAGCTTTCTTTCTTATAATACTCAAGTTATTGGTAATCTCATTACACCTTATTATTGGTCCATTACAATGCCATATGAAAGCCCGGTNGGTAGTGTAAATGTTGATCAGACTAATAGTACTACCGGCAATCAAGTACAACTTACAACTATATCATTAAGCGCATAATATGAAACTTTATAATAGTATATATCTAGGTATAGTAGTACAAAACAATGACCCTGATTATAGAGGCAGAATAAAGGTATGGGTACCACATGTTAATGCATCTATATATAATAAGTGGGCAGCTTTAAAGCAAGACCGTACTTTTAAGTTTCCCGGTACTAATATAAATTCTGATTTAAATTTGGTTTTAGACTCGGTTAAAGACANTTTACCTTGGGCAGAATGTGTGAGTCCNGTGGCTGGTCAAAGTGCTACAGGCTATTATAATGCCTATGATACCAAAGCAACTGTTTCAGACGCTGCATATCCTTATAGTTTGTCTGGAGCTAATTACTCTAACAACTACCCTCAGTTTAATTTAAATAGCGAAGGTGTTGGGGAAAAACCTGGCTTTGTATATGAAAAGTACAGTAATAAGTTAACTGATGCTTTTACTAGTACGAGTGTTTACAATACAAATAAAGTCAACCAAAATGGCGCACAGTACCGTCCTTCCACGTATTCAAATGCCGCAAAGGGTATATTTTCTATACCTAATGTAGGTTCTCATGTGTGGGTGTTTTTTAGAGATGGGGTACCGCAATACCCTGTATACATTGGTACATCTTTAGGTCAAGAAGATTTTGCAAGTATTTTTAGTTCGGATGATGGTACATATCAAGACTACCCGCAAACATTTGAAAACGTTAATAGTAACATAAAGCCAGACAAAGATACTAATACTGTTACCTATCGTAACAAAATGGTATTAAATCAGCGCGGGGCTGCAATAGAAATTATTAACACTACTGATAGAGAATCATTTAAAGTTACGCATTTTGCAGGTGGTTTCTTAGAGTTTAATAACAAATATAATTCATTGTTTAGCCCTAAAAATATACAGTATTTAACTTTAGGTGACAAGTTTGAAACAGTTAACGGTCATAATAACTCTTTTGTGGGTAGAGATTTCGATAATATTATTCAAGGAGATTACTTTGTAAAAACCGGTAATTTAAATTCTACTGCAATGAACAATTGGTTAAACGCTTACACGCCAATTGCAGCATTTTTAGCCTTAAATGAAGGCAGTAAATCAGGAAATCTTACAAGTATAGTGCAAGGACAAGCTCCTTTACTAGCTACAGCAGAAGCTGAACTTGGAGAGGGCGGTAACTATATAGAAACAATTAGTAAACATAAATTAGTTAATGTTGGATTAGTATTTAATAACTTTGCAAGTACTCGGTACAATTACGTACCNAAAACAGTATCTGAATTTAGAAACGCTAATTCTACAGGCACAACAATACTAACTGCTGCAATTCCTGCTATAGAATACACTTATATAGATGATATGCCTGGTGGTAATTATACTGTTACTGCTGGTAATCGTTATAGTCTATTAGTAGGTGCAAACGGGGTAGACATTAAAACTACAGGGCCAGTTAATGTTGGTGGNTCTATATTAGCAGTAGCCGGTAAGCAAGTTAATATTGCTTCTAGTGATGATACTAATATTGATGGTGGTACTAATCTTTCTGTTATAGCTAATATAATAGCAATAAGAACCCGCNCTCAGGAACAAGTGCTTATAGATGATAATTTAGGTATAAGTAAAAATGTTATTATTGGTGGTGGAGCATATATTAACGGAGAAACTTTCCTACAACATGTAACTGCTCCTTACGAATTTCAATCAACTGAAACAACTAAGATACAAGCTACAAATGGTACTTGGTCTACAAGTTCGGGAGATGCCCCAAGTAATATAGTGGGTACAATAACAATTGACCCTACAGGTTCTGGTAATGCACAGCGTGGCACTTCTTACCAAGTTAAATTGGATATAAATGCTGGTACGCTTACTATTAATCAACCACATAATCACGTGTTTAAAAACTTACCATTAACATTAGTAGGTAATGCTGGAGCAGTAAGCACTGCTGCTGAAGTACTTAATGGCGGAAGTACGTCACAANCTGCTTCTTCACCAGATCAAACTTATACATCTCCAAAATATTATAGTCCAACAGAAGCAGTATTTCCAACTTATAACGGACCTGGTACTTGAGTTAACTTGATTTAACTGTAAATTCTTCTATAATATCATTATGGAAGAAACTATTTTTATCCAGATTGCTGCGTATAGAGATCCAGAACTTATACCCACTGTAAAGGATTGTATTGCAAAAGCAGCAAAACCTGAACGTTTACATTTCTGTATTGGGTGGCAGCATACAGAAGAAGAACGTATTGACGAGATTAAAGACTTACCAAATATAAAAATAGTAGATGTACACTATTTAGACACTAAAGGTGCTTGTTGGATAAGAAGAAAAATACAAGACCAATACGACGGAGAAACATATACTTTACAGTTAGATTCTCATCATAGGTTTATACAGGATTGGGATGAAGAGTGCATTAAAATGCTTAAAAGTTTAAAGAACAAAAAAGTAAAAAAACCACTCTTGACCGCCTATCTTACCAGTTATGAACCAAGTAACGATCCAGACGGTAGATTACATGCCCCTTGGCAAATTAATTATGATAGATTTATGCCAGAAGGGCCTGTATTTTTACGCCCATCCGAATTAAAGAACTGGGAACAATTAGTAGCTCCTGCACCAGCTCGTGGCTTGTCGGCTCATTTTATTTTTACGTACGGTAAGTGGTGTAAAGAAGTACCATATGATCCGGAGTTATATTTTCANGGGGAAGAAATATCATTAGCTGTACGTTCTTACACACACGGTTACGATTTATTTCATCCTCATAAAATATTAATGTGGCATCAATATACAAGAGCAGGTCAAAAAAAGCACTGGGACGACTCTAAAAATTGGGATGAATTGAATAAAATTAGTTACAAAAGAGTAAAAATACTATTCGGGGTTGATGAAGAAGATCCAAAACAAATAGATTTTAAAGAGTGCGGGTTTGGTAAAGTAAGAACCGTTCAAGACTTTGAGCGCTATGCCGGAGTAGAGTTTAAAACTCGCAGATTTCACAAGAATACTATTGCAGAAATACTGCCACCTATTAATTGCACTACAGAGGAACAGTTTCAAAGTGAACTTTGCAACAGATTTAAGTACTGTATTGATGTTTATAAACCAGAATTTGCAGAAAATGATTACGATTTCTGGTGCGTAGTGTTTAAAGATAAGGATAACAAAGACTTATACCGAAAAGACGCTGACGTAAGTGAAATTCATACAGTTATGAACTCAGATGCTAATGATAAATTCATTCATATATGGAGAGAATTTGATACTGACGTAAAACCTGCTAAATGGACAATATGGCCTCACAGCAAATCTAAAGAATGGAATACAAAAGTAATAGAAAACACAATAAATTACCTATGAGCGAAACAATTTTTATACAAATAGCTTCGTATAGGGACTCTCAATTAGTTCCTACCGTAAAAGACTGCATAGAAAAAGCAAAATACCCAGAAAATTTAGTGTTTTGCATAGCTTGGCAGCATGATGATGAGGAAAATATCGATGAAATTAAAAAATTACCCAATGTAAAGATAATTGATATACCTTATAAAATGACTTTAGGTACTTGCTGGGCTAGAAATCAAATACAACAGCATTACAACGGGGAAACCTATACATTTCAACTAGATTCTCACCATCGTTTTGTAGAAAATTGGGATGAAGTATGTATAAAAATGATAAAGCAGTTACAAGCTAAGGGACATGCAAAACCTTTACTAACCGGCTATATATCTAGCTTTAATCCAGCTAATGACCCTGCAGAACGTCTTATGGTTCCTCAAAAAATGAACTTTGACCGGTTTATACCTGAGGGAGCAGTGTTCTTCTCTCAAGCATTTATTGAGAATCCTGAAAAACTAACAGAGCCTATACCGTCTAGATGGTACTCAGCCCACTTTTGCTTTACCTTAGGTCAGTTCTGTATAGAGGTACAACACGACCCCAACTATTTGTTNCATGGAGAAGAGATTAGCATTGCAGCTCGTGCATATACTTGGGGGTATGACTTGTTTCACCCGCATGTATTAGTAGCTTGGCACGAATACACGCGTAGTTATAGAAGAAAGTCATGGGATGACGACCCTACTTGGTGGAAAAAGAACGAAACCTCTCATAAACGTAACCGTAAGTTGTTTGAAATGGATGGGGAGGTAAAGGATATTGATTTCGGTAAGTATGACTTTGGTAAAATACGTACATTACATGATTATGAACAGTATGCTGGTATAAGTTTCAAGTTACGTGGGGTACAACAGTATACTTTAGATGAGAAACTACCACCAAACCCACCTGTTGATGATTGGGAAGCATCTATATGCCGTATTTTTAAGCACTGTATTGATATTGGCTTTGATCGTATGCCAGAACCAGATTATGACTTCTGGTGTGTAGCGTTTAAAGACAAAGATGGTAAAGATCTATATAGAAAAGACGCGGATAAGGCAGAAATCGATAATTTAAGTAAAGATAAAGATAGATACTTTAAAATATGGAGAACTTTTAATACTCCTTCTAAGCCATGTAGCTGGATAGTGTGGCCGCACAGTATAAGTAAGGGATGGTGTGAGCCAATCACCGGAAATCTATGAAAACTCTCTTTGTAACTTGTTATTATGGTAAACTAGCGGGAACCAAGTTTGGTGGTCGCTCTGGTAGAGAAGAAAACTACCTGCAATCGTTTGTTTCCTTATCTAAAATGCCAGCAGACTTTGTAATATACACTTCTGCTGAAGAAAAACCTAAGTTAGAGAAATTTATTAAGGAGAATATCACTACCAACAATAAAATTACTATAATTGAGTATAATTTAGAGAATTTTGAGTTACATAAGAAAATTAACGGTATTTTAGGTGGTTTTAACAACCTTTTAACCGATAGATGCTTTGAAATTCAGTACAATAAGCTGTACTGGTTACAAAACCATATTAACNAAGACTATGATACGATTTATTGGATTGATATGGGTCTTTCTCATCTAGGCTTGTGGCCACAAAAGTTTACCTTTGGTCATGATTGGTATACAAAACAGTTTTATTTTAATATCTTTAATGAAAAGGTACTTAACAATTTAAATGCAGCAGTAACAAGTAAAAATAAGATATTTATTATTGCTTTAGATATGATTAAGAATAGAGGCTATCAAGTACCGGAGCTTAAGTACTACGGTTCTAATAGTGATAAAGCCGGTCAAATACATGTTGTTGGTGGTTGGTTCGGTGGTCCAAAAGCGCAGCTACAAAAGGTAATAGAAGATTTTAAACTTAAAGCTAATACTATCTTAAACTCAGGTGTATTATATACAGAAGAACAAGTACTTTCTGTTNTAGCAACAGAACATCCTGAAGATTATATGCCTGAATTGTTTGAAAACTGGTACCATGAAGATAGTACTGGTTTTGAACATTACTTAAAAGAGTTTAAAGTCTCTTTCTATCATATATTTGAAAAGTATAATGGATAAAAAGTTTATAGTCTCAATTTATGGCTCCCACAACGCGGCTATAGCTTTTTACTACGACGGTAAAATAGACGTCTATGAAGTAGAAAGATACCTTAATTACAAGAACTCTGGACTTGCTCAATACAAGTTCGTGTGGCCTACTGATGTCTATATTGATCTTATTATTAAGGATTACAAACAACGTAATAATATTACAGAGGTACCCGACCTATTAATATGGAACAGAACTGATTGCTTACATGATGACGTAAAGCGTATGTTTCATGAAGCAATTGAATCTAAAGAAAAGAAGATGGGGGCATGGCATCACCGGTCTCATGCTTCTGGTACCTTCTATCAATCTCCGTTTAATAGTGCTTTAATAGTATCTTTTGACGGTGGNGGGGAAGATGGTTTCTTTAACATTTATACTGCTACAAGAGCTGAAGGATGTGTGCCGGTATATGACACAAAAGTAGATCTTGGCTTTGCTTACATGATTATGGGCCAGTACATGAATGACATAAAAATGGAAGGTTCTTTAAGCGATGGTAATCTTGTGTATTCTGGCAAATTAATGGGGTTAACCGGGTATGGCACTGTTAGACAAGAGTGGATACCTGCTTTTAAAGAGTTTTACTACAGTAAACCGGATGGTATTAACTATCAAGAAAAGCTTAAAGAATTGTCAGATAAAACTGGTTTGGCTTTTAATTTGAGTAATCGGTTTAAAGATAAACTAGCTTATGATATTGCTGCTACTCATCAGCAAGCTTTTGAAGATATATTCTTTGAAATATTTGATCCTATAGCTAAGCAATACCCGNATTTACCTATTTGTACAACAGGCGGGTGTGCTCTTAACGTATTACTTAATACTAACATTAAAAAGCGTTATAACCGGGATATGTACGTGGCATCCAACTCTAATGACTGTGGTCAAGCAATAGGTATGTTGTTTGAGTATATTAAACCAGAATACCAAGTGGATGTATCAAGAAACGGTGTACCTATATTGGATTACGGTTCAATTGGAGAGTACTTGTATGACCATAGTAATGCATCTGATATTAGTAAGGTTACAATACCTGCTGNAGTGGATTTATTACGTAAAGGAAAAATTATCGGGGTAATGAGAGGCTTGAGTGAACACGGACCAAGAGCACTAGGCCATAGAAGTATTATATGCGATCCCGGTATAGAGAACATGAAAGACATACTCAATGCTAAAGTAAAAAATAGAGAGTGGTATAGACCGTTTGCACCTGTATGTCCAGCAGATACAGCCAACACTTATTTTAATGTTATTGAAAATTCTCCTTATATGTCGTTTGCATTTGATGTGAGAGAAGAATGGAAAAGTAAGCTAGTATCTGTAACTCATATCGATGGTACAGCTCGAGTGCAAACACTTAAGCAAGAAGAAGATGAGTGGCTATATGATCTATTAAAAGCCTTTGGTAAAGAGTCTGGTTATGAAGTACTACTTAATACTAGCTTTAATGTAGCAGGTAAACCTATATTAACTACAGTAAAAGATGCCTTTAAAGTATATGACAATACAAAACTTGATTGTCTTATTATTGAAGATAATTTAATTGTAAAACGATTCTAATGAGCAATAATTTAACAGTTGTAACAGGTATTTGGGACTTAAGAAGAGATCAAGCCGGAGAGGGCTTCAAAAGACCTTTCCAGCATTATATTGATAACTTTGTAAAGTTCTTACAGACCGATGTTAATATGGTCNTTTATATTGAAAAACAGTATGAACATATTGTTTGGGAAAATAGAAGGGACCATAACACAAGAGTGTTCATTAAAGAGGTTGAAGAATTTAAAACCAAGTTTGACTTCTACGAACAAATACAAAAAATACGTAAAGATGAAAATTGGTTAAAACAAGCTGATTGGTTACGTAATAGTACTCAAGCAACATTAGAGATGTATAACCCTATGGTTATGTCTAAAATGTTTATGGTACACGATGCTGTATGTTATAACCCTTTTAATACAGATTACTTTATATGGATAGATGGTGGTATAACTAACACCGTACATGCCGGTTATTTTACTCACGATAAAATTCTAAATAAAATACAACCGTATTTAAAGAGCTTTTTATTTTTATCCTTTCCTTATGAAGGCAATAGCGAAATACACGGTTTTGCTCGAGAAGGAATGAACAAGTTTGCAAAAGCTCAGGAAGTAAAATATGTATGTAGAGCTGGATTGTTTGGTGGGCATAAAGATGTAATTAAACATGCTAATGGTATGTACTATCACTTGTTACGGATGTCTCTTGAGCAAGGGTACATGGGTACAGAAGAAAGCATCTTTACTATTATGTCTTATCTAGAACCGGAAGTTTTTAATCGGTTTATGATAGAGGGTAATGGTTTAATTAACTACTTTGCAGAGCAACTTAAAAACGATAACATTGTATTAGATAAACCNGAGATAACAGTAAAAACAAAAGAGAACAAAATAGTAGATCTTAACAAGACTATTACTGCTCTTTACATTATAACGTTTAATGCCCCAGAGCAATTCCAAACCATAGTAGAAAGTTATTTAACTCAACCTGGCTTTATTACTAATACTAAAAACTATTTGTTAGATAATAGTACGGATTTGGAAACAACCCCTAGATACTTAGAGTTATGCGAAAAGTATAATTTTACACATATTAAGAAGGAAAACCTTGGTATTTGTGGTGGAAGACAGTTTATTGCAGAGCATTTCAAAGAAACCAATCACGATTTTTATATCTTTTTAGAAGATGATATGCTCTTAAAAGATAATTCTTTTGAACTATGTGATAACGGCTTCCAAGGTTATGTACCTAATTTATATAATAAAGTACATAAAATTATGATTGCTAACAATTATGACTTTATTAAGTTTAGCTTTACTGAATTTTACGGTAACAACTCAAAGCAATGGGCATGGTACAATGTACCTCAAAATCTTAGAGAAAAGTTTTGGCCAGAAAAACCAAACTTACCTACAGAAGGCTTAGATCCAGAATCTCCGGAAACCAAATTTAACAATATACGTAGTCTTGAAGGGCTGCCGTATGCAGATGGAGAGATATATTACTGCAACTGGCCTCAATTAGTTTCAAGAGAGGGCAACCAAAAAATGTTCTTAGATACTACTTGGGTACGTCCATTTGAGCAAACATGGATGTCTCATATGTATCAATTAACAGTTAAAGGATTATTAAGGGGAGCNCTATTACTAGCCTCCCCTATTAATCATAACAGGTTTAAGTTTTACCCCGGGGATTTGAGGAAAGAGAGTTAACTTTCTTTTCCTTTTTGGGCTTATCCTTTTTAAAGATATTATCCCAATTATCAGCATATACCTGTTGAGATACTGAATATGGGCGTGNTTTTGAACCTTTACCGGACATATTAGCTTTTTGGTAAAACGTTATTAGTTGTAACGACTAGTACAGGCTCTTTAGTTTTTACTGATATATTATAAGGCTTAAAGAACTTGTTGCTAACATTTGCTAAAGCTTGACCAATAGAAGATACAGGATATTTGTTACCTTTCTTAGAAGCATTAAAGTTATATGCACTCTTTTTAATACCATCCATTACAGCAGTCACATCTTCATCTTCTGGTATTTGCAAGACCCAGCCAACTAAGTCTTTAGTAATAAGACCGGTGGTATCAGAAACAACAATTACGTATTGCTTTTTTACTTTTGGTGCTTCATCGCCTTCTGAATCAGTACCGGTATCTTCGGCAACTTCGGATGTTTCATTAAGAGCTACAGTTGCTTCATTTAAAGCAGCAAGCACTTGTTCAATGACTTCTTTATCTTGAACGATTTGTTCAAGGGCGTGTTTGACCGTATCAAGTTGGACGTATTCTTCTTTGCTCATATTGTTGTATATGTTATATGTTATTTTAAATAAATCAAGTAAGTATAGTAAACGAATCTTATGAAATTTCAAGCTTTAATGGAAAACTATGGTATGTTAAAACAGGAAAAAAGACTGTTTTATCCACGTAATTTTAACTTATCCGAAAAGTTCTTAAAAGCTCTTAAAGAAGAACTTCTATTACAAGAACAATCCGGAATCGTACCAGAGAAGTTTGCACAAAAACTAAACAGAGCTTTACAGTTTCATATAACTGAGCATAAAAGTCAAGCTTTAAAAAAGAAGACAGTTGCATAAAGATAAAAGTTTTTAAGTATTTGTATGGCTTTTAAAGACGACGGATACGAAACATATCGTAGAATAGTAGATCCTGAAGTACTAGAATTACTATCTAATCAGGTACAGTTGTATCGAGATTGGGTATATGCTACTCAAAAAACAGATAAAAACGATAAGTTTGCATTTAAAGATGGTATGGTAGAAAATAGTTTTACTATCAACTCTGACACATCTTTAATAGCAAACGGTACTTTTATATTTGAAGGTTTATTGCAAATGCTTAAACCTAAGATGGAAAAACTAACAGGCTTAGAGTTATTACCAACTTATGCCTGTTCTCGTATCTATTATCCAGGAGCAGTAATGGCTAGACANGTTGANAGNCCATCTTGTGAAATATCTGCTACATTATGTGTAGANCTTAATGGAGATATTTGGCCTATATGGGTACAGAACAAACAAAAAACAAACATACCAGTTTACCTTAAAGCTGGTGATATGTTAGTTTATAGAGGCCTGGATATACCTCATTGGCGTAATGCTTATACTGAAGGTACCAAACAAATACAGGTCTTTATGCATTATGTAGACAAGAACGGCCCTTATGCTAATTTTGCATACGATGGACGTACACAATTAGGTGTAGCTTACGGTTATTAACAATAAAAAACCCCTTACCGAAGTAAGGGGTTAATTGTTTAAGTATTTGTATAACTTAGAATTTGTAGGAATAACCTACTGTGTAACC